TGATTTGGAAAAGAATATTGTTTGTGGTTGATTTGTAGTTCCTGCAAATATTAATCTTTGTTCAAAGAAGGTTACGCAAGAAGGATGTCCAGTAGTGTCTGAAAAAGAACCTAGTTGCCAAGCTGTAATAGCACTAGTGTTTGTAAAGGCTGTGGTAATAGTAACCACCACAACAGTAGAACTTGTTCTTGCCGTAATAATTGCATAACCACTATTAAAATAAATTTGTCTACCTATGTCTGTGGCTAACCATCCAACTCCACTATTAATACCAGTAATTGCAGAGGCTGTTATATCAACTCCAGTTCCAACAGCAGAACTAGCTGGTGTTAAAGTTGTAGTGGTTATATTGGGATCTTGAAATGGTCCTTTGGTAAAACTTACTTCATCTAAACTCCAAGTAGTATGACCAGTACGAGATAGTTTTGCTACTTCGTGAGATGGATGAGTAATGTACATAACATCTGCAGACTGTGCAAATTTAATATCAAATAATTGTGCGGTTGTATAAGGAGTAGTAATTTCAAATACTTTATTAGAAACACCAGCAGAACCATAAGTAGTAAAGCTAGTGCTGTTTATGTTTGTTCCATCTTTATCTGTAAGTTGAAATGTATTGGTTGTTACTCCTGCAACTAAAAATCTTTTGCCATTGAGTTCTGTCATTCCCACTACTTCTGTAATAACAACTTCATCTCCATTAGAGTAACCATGAGAAGTAGCAGTTACTACCGCAGGGTTAGCTTTAGTAATACCTGAGATTACTTTGTCTCCTTCTAATACTGAACCATTGTCTTTGTAGACACGAATTTTAAGATTAGAAAACTCTAACATATAAGTTTGAGTAGTAGAAAATTCAAAAGGAATAAGTCTAGTTTTGTTATCGCTGTCTGCTACCTCTGCAACAAAAGATGTGCCTGGTCTACGAGCCGCAGCACCATGAGGATATACAATTAAATTTTCTAAAGTCTTACAGCCTGAACTGTATTTAGTAAGATCATTACGACCATCTAGTCTGGGAGATAGTTCTCCTCCTGTAAAGTTGGTAAGCTGTACCGCAACTCTAGCCATAAATTAAAACCTTGAATTTATAAAAGTACCAGCGTCAATAGCATCTGCCATTCCTAAATCTTGTGATACATTTTGACCTTCTGTAGAATCTACAAATCTAGCATCTCTTAATTTATTTTGAAATAACTCATACATATTCTGTGCAACAGGATTAGAAGAAGTTACTCCGTAAGCAATGTCTGCACCCAAGGCAGCAGATAAAGTTTCTCTTAATAATTCATCGTATTCATTAGGATCAGTAACTCTTGATACATATAAAATTTTCATAGAAGAGGTATTGCTTAATACTTTTCTACCTTCTACTTTGTAATTAGAATCGTAATCTAAAATAACTAACAGTCGTAAACAATCTGAAGGTAAAGTGTATTGGTAACTAAAACCCCAAGCTGGAGCTGTTGAGTCTGCAGCTAGTTCTACTCTTTTTTGTAAACAGTTCCAAGGATGAGATCTAAATACTGCGTCTCTTACTTGAGTATATCTTGAGTTACAAAGTCTACCATTTTTTGAATCTTCTGTTAGGGATAGAATAGTAGTAGCTCCTAATTGATTTAATGCTCCGTTACAAATATCTACTATGGATGCCATCTATTTTTTCTTTGCTGTTTTAGCTGATCTTTTAAAATTTGCTGCTGTTGGAGATCCTTTAGATCCTGGCTTTCTCATTTTTTCATTTTGAGCCAGCTTTAATTCTTTTCTTTTTGCGTGAATGTTTGCGTATAAACCTTGTTTTGCCATAACTATTCTTTCGTTATATATTTTCTTCTTATTTTCCTATTGGTCATCCGTTGCCAGATTTCCGCTTCCGTTCTCTCATTATGAATATCAAATCCATTATGAGCAGATGCTGTGTGTTTAAATCTGTCTACCAAAACAAATCTATAAACATAATCATCTTTCTTAAAATGTAACACAGGTTTGACTTCTTTCAAAATGTTTCATTAAGAAAGATGGGGGATTGCTACCCCCACCCAAACTATTATTAGTCTTTAACGTATAGAACTTGCAACTGAATAGTTCCAGTACCATTAGCACCTGCTAATGTAACTGTTACTGGTAAACCATCTTTGTCTGCATCAACTACACTGTTTCTACCTAAAGCCATAGTATCTGCTGCAACAACTGTTGCTGCAGAAGTTGAAGCGGCTGCTGCTTTGTATTCATCAACGTCAAGCGTTACCGCTGTTCCTGATGAGTCATTGTAGCCTCCGTGTCCAACCGATATAGTGGTACTTGCACCAAGAGCGTCATAACTTACTGATCCGCTCAAGATTCTTGCACCATTAGGTATGTAGAACATAGTAACAGTAGATTGCTCTGCACTTGCTTCGTACTCTGCAAATGCAACTCTTACTCTACCTGCTAGTTCATTAGTATCAACCTTCTCAGAAGGAACACTAACTATCTTCGCATATTGTATTGAATTAGCCATATATATATCCTCCTATTATGCTTCTACGCAAGTTATACCAAGGACTTTAGCTTCTTCCATTCTAGTAGCACCGATGCTTTGGCAGTAGTACACTTGAGTGGCATAAGATTTGTCAGCTCTTTCGTCAATTCTAGCGGAAATATCTTTTCCGATTCCTAGAGCTATTCCATCTTGTGCAAAAGCTATACAAAGTCTGTCATTACCAGATTTTGTAAGTCTGTTGGATGTTGTAAATTTAAACCCAAGAAAAGTATCAATTTCACCATGAACCAACGCTTTGATTGTGTTGAAATCTGAACTTGTTACTTCGGTTGTCGCCAATAGATTATTAATCTGCTCAGGTCCTACAATAATGTGTCTAGGGATTGAAGGATCAACATCAGCCAAATCAAAAGTCTGCTTAGCAGTTCTTAATTTAGCAATAGTTAAACCTGCAGAACCACCAGCAATTACTGATTGTTGAGCTTGAGATGTTGAACCAGTCTCGCCTGTGTAGGCAGTACCAGTTGCAGCAGCTATAATCACATCGTCTGTAGCTCTACCCATTGCCATTGCAGCAGCTTGAGCATAAGAAGATGTTGGATCGATTAAGAGTCTTACTTTATCCTGAGTGTCTATTAGATCAGCATATTCGTAATCAGCAAGTGATACTCTTCGTCTTGAATGAGGTGTATCAATTTGCGGAGTGTCGGAATGTCTGCTAGTTTTCAAAACTGCAGTTACTGAACCAACTTGGTCAAAAAAGCATTTTTCCAACCACAGATTCAACTCGGACTTTGTCTCTTAATAACGATCCCATTTGTTGAGAAAGCATTTGAATGTTAGCAGAATACTGCTGAACAAATGCTGTAGTTATTTGTGATGACATATTTGTCTCTCCATTTATTAAAGTTAAATATTAACAACCCACATGGTCATTAATAAAATTAAAACAGAAAGGTTCTCCGTCAAAATTGACAGGCATCTCTTGCATTTAAAGTCTGTTAGACTAGAGTCTATTCCTTCTTGTCAGTAAGGTTCTTGCGAATTGTCTTACCTTTAACCCATTTATAATAAATATCTGCAGTTGGCAAGGGGTTTGTTTTCTGGTTCTCAGAACCTGTTTTCTTAACCAACCGCAATATTTCTAATCTAATCTCTTGATCGTTTAGATTATTATTCTGCATTTAACATTTCTCTTAATGTATAGACTTGTTGAACTACCTTATCGTGATCTGGGTGATTTTTATTCCAGTAAGGACTATTGGTATCATTAGTCAAAGTAGTTATTTCTGATTCAATGTCTTTCATGGTATCTACATTTTCGCTTTCTGTAGAAACAATTTTATCCTCAGACATCATATTAGCAATTTTTGCAAATCCTTTTATAATTTCTGGATGATCTCCTACCCTTGTTCCATCTTGTAGTTGCATATCTAATACATCTGGATTAATATTTGCTTTAGCTAATGCACCAGCTTGTTTAACTTTACCTTCAAAGTCTCTACCCCACTCTTGTCTTAGCTGTTGTTCCGCTTGAACTTGAGCAGTCTCTGTATCAATCTTTGATTGCTGTGCAGTACCTTCCATATTATTTTTATAGAAATCTAAAATACCTTCAGCTTGTTTATTATTCAAACCTAGTTTATGAGATTGTTCTGCAAATGATTTAATTGCACCTTCATCAAAATTAACTACATCAGATTTAACATTTAATTTATATTGATCTGCTGTTTCTGGTCTACCTAATTTTGAATACACTTCACTCCACTGATCGTCTGTTGAGTTGTTGTTAGGAATAACTACCTTGTCCTGACCAATCATTTTAGTTGCGTTGATGTAACTTTTTGCTAGTGCATCAATCTCCGTAAATTTCTCTATACTAGGATCGCTTCTAAACTCTTCACTGATAGACTCTTTCCAAGAAGAGGGTGTTATAGGTGTATCTGATTTTGCAACTGTATTAAGTGTTGCTGTTGGTTGGACTGTTTCTGTAGATGGTGTCGCTGTTTCTACAGGCACAGTTTCCTGCGTTATCTGTTCGTTTGACATTATTATTTTCCTTTTTCATTATCATTTTGCAGCATTGATTTTATAAATAAAAGAACGCTGCGTTGTCCTTCCATATATGCACTTTCATGGCTATCTCCTTTAATATTAGTAGTAGCGTGGTAGTGGCATCTCTTTTCTAAATCAAACAAGACTTCTTTGCCTTCGTCTGTATTGAATATAAATTCGTAATTTTTTTTTAACTTTCCAATTAATTGTTCTAGTTGTTTACTTGCTTCCATGTTTTTTCCTTTCTATTACTCTTCTGGGTTTACTAAAGCCTTTGCTTCCTCTGGCAATGCTTTTGCCAATGGTGCTATGTCTCCTCCTGCTTGTGCTACTTGTTGCATCTGTTGCATTTGTTGTTGTTGTTGAGCTTGTTCTTGAGCTTGTTGTCTTTCAGAGTTTACTTGGTTTTGTGATTTTAATAATTTTTGTGGCATACCAACTATGTCTGCTAGATGTTTCACTAGGTTATCAAAATTAACATAATCAAATACTGGTGCTACATTTGCTAATGATCCTAATATTTCTATTGCTCTCATAATGGATTGTAGCTCTGAAGATTTTTGTGCTTTAGCAAGTGGTGAAACATATTCAATTTCTACATTTCTTCCAGATAAAAACTCTGGTGCTTCTGGCAACATATTGTTACGGAGCAGTATAGCAAACACTCTATCAATTAATGGTTTTAACAATTCTGATTGCAGTCTACCAAGAACAGGTCCTAGTAATCTCATCTTCTCTTCGTTCCTTTGGATGACTTCTGTTGCTGTCATTTGAGGACCATTCTGCATCATAAGTTGGTTTACATAAAACACAGCACGAATAGCATCTCTTCTTTGCTCTTCCATGTTTAATCCTAATGGATTGTTTGCACCAATGTTTAAAGGTTCAATTCTATCTCTTGTTCCTGATCTATAAAAATTTAATCCGCCAGGTACAGTTCTAACTGGTAATAAAAAACCATCGTCAGGCACTAACAAAGGAGGATCAACTTGTTTCTGTGCTGCTTTAATAGTGGTCTTAGACATTTCATTTAACATCTTCACATCAGGCAAAGCAGTCATCGCAGGAGATCTTCCGTAGATTTCATTGGATGCTTTTAAGTAACGAGGTACTACAAAAGGAAATTCTTTAAATCCAGAAACAGATAATTCGTTTCCATTTTTATATTCTACATAAACAGATTCAAATGGCATATTAGCTTTATCTTTTTTCTTAGGATCAAAATCAGATCTTGGATAAAGTGCGTGGATTAATTCTACTTCTTGGTAAG